CGTAACTGTATACGTTCTGCCCGTTGCAATATAAGCGGCATAGACAGTTCTGTCGGCAACAACTCCAACCAAAGCGCTGTCATCCCTGTTCCCACCTTGCGACAGCGACCAACCATCAGGCGTGAAAGTATTCTGTGCAGTAGACGGTCTAGGCGTATTATTAACCTTTGTGCCATTTCCACCATCAAGAATAGTCTCCGTATCAATCACCGTTGCGCCGTCATAAGTCTTGTATGTCAGCACCGCCGATGTATGGTCAGCCGTAACATTCACATACGGATACCGCGCATTCAGTTCCGCAATCTGCGCTCCCGTCAGCGAACTCGTATGAATCTCACCAGAAACCTGTGCCATATCAACATTGCCGCCCTGTTCATCCAGACCACGCATGGTGTCAAGCAAGTCAAACAGACCTTTGATTTCTGCATAGTCCGTAGCAGTCCAATAGAAGCCGATAAGTCTTACACGGCTTGCGGCAGGGATCGCACGAAGGATAGCTTTTTCATCAATGACGGAGCTGACGTTTTCAAGTCTCAATGTAGAAATATTGGCATAGCTAGGAATAACGAATTCCGTAATAGCCTTCTGATTTCTGATGGTCAGATTCGTGATAGTTCCCGGCAGATGCAGTTTCTTAATTACGCCACCATTCGGCAGAGTAAGACCTGTAATCTTTGTGCCATCGAAATAGATTTCCTCAACGATACTGCATCCAGAGATATCCACAGCCTGCTGTGTGTGTCCTTGCATGGATGTATCGCCAAGACCCGCGCAGTTACGAACATCAATTTTCTTCAGCAATACATTATTACCGAAGGTAAGCGCACTTAAATTGGGATTGCTGTATTCGGAATCCGAATCGCCAAGCTTGACTTCCTGTAATTTAGTTGCCATGCTGAAATCAGCAAAGCCGACTTTAAAGCCGGACAAATCGCCCACACTTGCAAGCTGACTTGCAGAGTAGATATAGATTTCTGTGTCGTTCAGCGTAGTCATAGGGCAGACAAGCGTAGTCGGCTGTCCTCTGTGTCCTCTTTCGGAAAGCAGATAAGAGCCGTACTTAACAGTCGGATAAATATCTGCATACGGCACAACAGTAACGCTAGACTGCGCATAGCCTCTGATCTGAATAAGGTCAGAGAGCGCATCTCCTGCGTTATACTTGCTATCAATATACCGAAAACGATTGTAAAGCCACCATTTGCGCTGTTCGGCTTTACTTCCCTGCATCATGGACAGATATGCGCCAGAACCTTCTTTCGTAAGAGGATCAATGTACTTAAACCACGAATCCTCATTAAAGATAGCTTCTGACCATTTACCCTGATGCTCCTCAAACATTTGCTCGACTTTAGCATACGAAAGTGCGCCTGTACTGCGTAATGTCTTGTACATTTCCGCAAGTTCTGCGCCAAAAGCGTCACGGATATTATTCCATACGACAGATTCCTGCCCGTTATAGATCTCCGCGCCGCCTTCCAGATGGTCTGTGTCTTCCAAGGCATAGTCGAACACAAGCTGACCTTCGTTATTAATACCGATGGCTGTATCAAAGTCATAAGGAAGCCAGACTATTTTTTTCTTAATGCTCATTCGCCAATCACCTCACTTCCCATGAATGACGGGAATGCGTTCTTTGCTCTGCTATCTACCATCAGGAACAGTTCTGTAAACAGATAGTAGAAAAGTGCGCTCTGCATCTCCATGTAATTTCCTGCTTCTGCCTTGAATTTTGCAAGGCGATATTCGGCTGTGTCGTTGGTATAAGTCACATCGCCATAGGTCACGGATTCAGGCAGGGCATCGCCCGTTGCCTGCGTCCTGTCCGTGCTTACTACCCACGCCGCGAATGTCGCAAGCTGTTCGGGATCAGTATAAGCAGGATCCGTATCGGGATATCTTGCCTCAAAGTCATTCAGCCAAGCATCACCGCTGTAGTCTGCGGATTTCCAGATAACACGTTCGGATGTGTTATTCAGAATTTCCCAAGATTCATCGGGATCTGCAAAGCCAAAAACTTCCTCTGTTCCCTTATCATTGTTAAAGTTGTACTTTCCAAGGAAAGTTGTGTTTTCTCCATCGTTCCAGAACATAACAATAGGGAATCCGTCAATACCCTGTCTGACCTTCGCATTTGCGATTTGAGCGGGTGTTTTGTACGGACAGGCATCATTATACAGTCTGGCAAGTTCCACGTTATTTGCGCCCTCAGACGAAGCCACATCGGCTTTCATGGTGAAGGTATTAGTCGGTACTGCATCGGCATTCATAGCGTACTTGCTTGCCTGCGAGCCGTTAATGACAAAGCCGTTCTTGTACTTGTCTTTATAGTTCTTCCTCGGATAATACTGTGAAGACGTACCCTGCACATCAGATTGCACGCCATCAGCCGAGAAGGACTTTGACGGAAGGGCAGGATTGACATAGCTGATGCTGATTGTCTTCTTATCTCCCTTATACTGCGGCAGTTCTTCGGCAGTACGGATCATATACGGCAAGTCACTCGGCAACTGCGAAATAACGATGTTACCATAGGCATCAAAGATATTATTGCGCATATACCGCTCACGCATCAGATAGCCGTCTTGCGTATCTGCAATCCAGTTATCCAAAATCTGATAACGGTTAAGGTCGTTATCATAAATACGGATGCAGTAAACGTCTGTCGTACAATCGCTAGAGCCAATCGAGATATTAACAGGCGTAACCTGTGCGAAGTCATCGTCATCTGGATACTGCACAACACCGGATGCGATGCCATTAATATAGATCAACAGCAGGCGGTTTTCCGCTCTCTTTTCGCAGACAAAGGCAATGCGGACGTGTTCATCCTCTTTGTACTGTGTGCTGATCTCGGACTGCTCGGAGACAAGCCCAGCCTTCTGTGCCGTAACCTGAAAACCTCTGCCGTCAGACATACAGGACAGCACAACAGCATCGTAATTAAGGACGTTTCGCGTAGCAAACTCCAACTCGATAGTCTTGCCTGTTGTTCTGAAGTCGGTTGCAAAGGGCTTGTAAGGGATATTCACCCTTGCATCGCCGGACACACGCAGAACAGTCACGCCGTCTTCATCCTTCTGCCATCCGTCAGAAACAAAGTTAAAGTCTGTAAGTACGGCATGGATATTTTCGTAAGACCAAGATTCAGGATGCTCTTCCTGATTACTTCTGCCCTGTGAAGTAAGATACAGCGCAAGGTTTTCGGTCTCGGCTTCAACATCAATATCGGATTCGGTAATCGTGATATTAATGGTCTTTATGGTCTGTCCGCTCTCCAATTTAATTGCAAGCGCACCAACAGTATTCGCCCTGTATGTATAGCTATGTTCTGTTCTGTCAACAGTCTGAGTAGACAACAGTTCATTGTTGGCGTAAATCTTCACCTCTGCCGTCAGAGCGGTCGGATCATAGACAATAAACGGAATCTGGATTGACGTATACTGCGCCTGTGTAGGCTGATTATAGGAACTCGTGATAATTACATTATCATTCAGCGGTTCAATACTGATAAACTCATAATAAAGTTCATTAGATTGCACCATTTCGCCATTAATTTCAGCCGTAAAATATACCCGTAGAGTATGTGCCCCGTGAGATTGTGCAGGAATAGTCTGTGTCAACTGTCTGCCAGATACAGACGTTTCATAAGTTGCAATTTGCACACCATCAAGGATAAACCTAATGGTCTTTGCCACCGCTCCCACAGGCGTATACGGGAAGGAAATAACTGAAGTAAAAGGCGTATTGGCATCGAAGCTTGAACTGATGGACAGGGCGATAACAGTAACGGAAAAGTTAATCGTTCTGCTCTGTCCGTAAACATCAGATACCTGCACCTTAACGACATTTGATCCCGCCGAAAGATAGGGTTTGAGATTTACAGAAACATTCCCTTGCTGAATCTCCATAGCCGCACGGAACGAACCGTTGTTAGTAATGCGAAGCGTGCCGTTACCTGTCGGAAGGTCATCTTCGATAGATGACCAAGTAAGGGAAATCGGGCAATCGCCGCCGCTCGCAATAGTTTTAGACAGCCATCCGCTTGTATTAGTGACGGTAAGAACAGCTTTGATGTCGCTACCACCGCCACCGCCGCCACCGCCGATGCCTGTGATCTCAAACAGGACTTCGCCGTTGTGCGTGAAATAAGCAACGCCATTCTCGACATATCCATCATCCACATAATTCTCGGATGCAAGATTAAGCGCATCTACGGAATCCCTGACGGCACTCATGGCACTTGCGACCTCTGCGGCTTCACTTTCCGCATTACCTGCCTTTTCAAGGGCATTAGCCGCAATACGGTCTGCATCTGTGGCGATTTGTGCAATCTGTTCACCCTTGCGATTTACAGCAGTAAGTGTCTGCTGTGCTTCAGTAGCGGATCCTTCTGCATCATCAGCGGCGTTCTCCGCCCTCTCTGTGAGGGCGGCAATACTTTCTTGCGCCGCATCTGCCTGCCGTGCGGCGGCTATGATTTCGTCAGTACGGTCAATAACCGCCACAAGTTCTTTAATGACGGAATGCGATCCAATAGTATCTTTATCAAGGGCGGCAGGCTCGACATCCAGAATAAAGTTCTGTGTATTAAGTTCCTTCTCGCCCTTCCACAACGTCAATTCGAAGACGTTTCTTCCTGCGGCGGCAGTCATCTGCTGATCGCCTGCAACAGTGACGGAAGTGCCTGAAAGCGTAGCATCAACGGAATAACCTTCACCATCGGTCTTCGTGCCGCGAATCTGCGCTGTAGTGCCGGATTCAATAGTAAATGTACCCTCGGATGCGTAAAGGTCGAATACAAGAGAATAGTCCTCATCGTACTGATTCAAATGTATGACCAACGGCACGCCGCCGGGTGACATATTGAGTTTCTCACGATAGGTAATCATATTATTCCTCCGTCAGCTTGTTCTGTCGAATGAAATCTCTGATAGCTTCAATATGGCTTTTAAGTTCAGCGTTTACAACGAAAAAGGATTCTTTCTTGTTTGCGCTGATAAGGTCACCTGTGTTCTCGTCAATCTCGTCATAGGTATAAGACAGGCGGTCTCCACCGCTTACACCGATAGCCAGAAAACTACTAAGCTGTTTGATCATAGAAGATGCCCTCCTGTTCTTCGACATAGTTTATTTCTTCTTCATAGAACGATTCGTAATCATCAAAAACGTAATCATCGCTTATGTTTTTCAAGGCTTTACGCTCCGTTCTGTTCAGTTCGTAATCTCTCTGCTTTGCCTTTATCTCCCATGCAAATTTCAGATTTGCCGTTCCTCTTACAGTAAACCACGCAGGGTGCTTTTCGTCAATCCACAAATCGCCCTGACCTTCTTTCTGGAGGAAGACCTGATACTCAATATCTGTCCTGCTGACTTCACGGAAGATATCGTCAATTGCCACAACGCAGATACCGGAACTGTCCGTCTTTGCTTCACCCACATCGCCAAACATCGGGCTTGTGGTTTCGTAGGCATCCATCAGGACTTCGCCATAACTAAGCGTACTCACTCGGCGGTTCTTTGTGCCGGAGACATCAAGTCCACCCGTAATAGAGAGGTCACCTGTTAAACTGAAATCAGAATCATCAAGGACGAAAGTCTTTATTTTATTGCTTGAATTATGGAATTTGAAACTTATTTCATTTTCACCAACAAGAAACTCCCTTGTTTGCCATGTTCTTGATGATTTGTATTTCATTAAGATTCCATTATTCTTTTCAAACTCCATAATGCCAACATTATATTCTGTAGCATTACCAGAAGTAATCGCCTTATATGTGCTTCCTATTCTGAACACTGCACTGTCTAGCGGGCTTAATGAAAGCAATTCGTTTTCTGAATCGGAAACAGCGATTTGAAGTCCGCATTCATCATTTCCATCATCATACTTTACATTGCACGCCATAAGATGTGTTGTAGAAGCAACACCTGTTCCATTGTTTGACAAAAGAGTTGACAGCCATTCTAATACGCAATTATTCATGAAGCTATACCAACTCTGCCCAGATCGTTGTACGGGTCTTAATTTAGAACACGCTATTTCATTATTGTCCAAATCAAAATAAACCTGTCCGTTATTTGATTGTATCTTCCCAGACGTAATCAAATCAGCATCAAGACTTCCCGTGTCAATATAAGTCGCATTAACATACAACTTTCCGTTCTTCAGATAAATTCCCTGTACTTGTCCATTATTGGTCAGCTTATTGAAGATGCTCTGCTGTGTCTGATTTGCAACGGCGGTACTTGCGGCAGAATTGGCAATACTCTGGACGGTACTCCCGCCCACAGTTGTAGCGGCGGCAAGCTGAAATTCGCCTGTGTCCATATTCCAGAAGTTCTTGTTCTGCTGATCCTTTAAAATACCTGTCGTAATGGCGGCGGCAGTAAGATGGATAACGTTAATAAACTGCGCATCAAAAGTACCGTCAAGCGTAGTCCAAGCAGAATTAAATGGTCCATTATAGCCCGTGCCGAAAGCAATGCCCTGATAGTTAATGCGCATTACTCTCGTAGCAGTCTCCTTATTGTCAGTATTCATGACAAGGATTTCATTCGGCTGTCCTGCTTCGTTGGTATTAATGACCACATGCCCGCCTAGACCGCCCGTAATCAGATCCGTAGCCCTATCAAGGGCAATCTCAATAAAGGTCTTGCTCGGCAAATCCTTTGTGGCATCCTTAATATCCTGACTTACGGCAACGGCAAGGTTCGTCCTTACATCGCCAATGGTCATGGAATCATATCTTTCAAGCAGGACATTATAAGTGTATTCCGTGATGCGAGCGACATCATCCACACCTAACGCCTCGTAAAATACGCTGACGGTATCGCCGATGTGCAATCTCTGAAGCGAGGCAACGTCCTTGTATTCTTCTGTCTGCCAAAGCTGAACAAAGGAAATATCTACAGACAGCGGTATCTGCTGTTTGGCATTATTCCTTACATACGTTCTGCCCCATGCACCAAGCTGTGTCTGCGTGGGTTTTGCCTCAAATGCCGAAGTAGCATCAACGGCAATAATCATATCATAAGGATATAAGTTGCGATAATCAGAATATATAACGCCGTTATAGACTACAGACGTTTGCTCATTGGAATCATCCGTTCCCGTCCAATATGGTACGATACCCGTCCACAGGTTAGTCGCATCTGTAGTCTTTGTGATATCAGTAAGGTTCTTCCCATATCGAATATTTACGCCGGAATCCTGACCCCTGCGGTTTCGGAGCGTACAAGTGAAATGGTCAAACTCCCATTCTCCGCCATATACATCAATGACAGAACCTTGTACGCCACCCATGATCGTACGGATAGCGACAGGCGCAGTCACGTTCATATTGGCAACCGTAGTCTTATCGGTCACAAAAGTAAAGCCATGCGGAGTAACGGCTTCAGACACAAGATCCATCATAGCTGTCTGCACGCCATTCGCCGTAAAGGGATTTACTACAGCCTTATTCAGCCTGTAGGAAATATGCGTGGCATTAACCGTTACCCTGCGATTTAACGGTCTGCTGATTCTATAGATTTCAAAAGGCTGTGGTTCACCTGTCTCATCATGGATAGCGTAAATGATCCTGTGTTCCTGCAGGTCAGAAAAATGAATACCCTCAACAGGGTATACCATCGTTAATTCGTATACCCCATTGAGGACTTCATGCACATTACAGCTAATGGCATCGGACAAACGCCCGAAGCCATTGCTGGTAAAATTCGTTTCAGTTGCCGAGTAAAGAATAGGTTTCATATCGTCCACCACCTCGGGATCACAACAGCAGATAACCCGCCCGTCACAGCTATCACGCTGTCACCGCTAGGAATGACAGGAAAGTTATTCTGCGATAAAGATATATTGCTGTTGTAATTAGCTTTTGTCTGGCTGTCGTAAGCATCTTCTGTATCGCAGTCAATTACCATTCTTCCACCGTTTGCGCTTATTGTGATTATTTGACTTCCATCAAAGGATATTGTACCTGTTCCCGTAACCTTAATCAATGGCTTTGCGCCGAACCTCGTGGGATTGTGTACGGTCACGGAATTGGTGACAGTTATCTCCTTTTCGCCGGACTTCAGGTATTTCTGCGGCTTGCAATTGAAAGTCAATTCAAAGACACTCTTATTTCGCCTGTCAAACATCGTAGGCTTAATATCGCCTGCGTAAATCGCCATGCGGTAATATTCCGGATGCACAGAATCTTCAAGGCGTTTATAGCCGATCTTCGAAAGCAAGGCGGCACTTAACGCATCGAAGGTCACATCCGCATCACTTATGATAGCGCAGGTATAAGGGATATTGACATTATTATATCTGCCGTTATCAATGTGCATTTCGCCGTTTCTGCCGGGAATTGCTTCTGTCGTAAAATCCCGAGAGGGCGTTATGTTGCCCTTGACATCCAGAACGTATACATCATAGTCTGACGACAAAATATCGTCATAAATAAATACATCACGCTGTGCCATAAGCCGCCCTCTCTCTGTTATACATAAACGTTAATTCATCCATTACAATTCTGGCAAGTTCCTGCACATCCTGTCCTTCAGATCCGTAGATATTCAAGACAGGCGCGAAGTTCATGCCGCCCACAGGATTGCCATTGCTATCCGTGGAAGTGCTTTTCGTCAGCACGATATCAGATTCAATCTCTGCAGGTTCGATATCAGACATATCATCATTAAGATCGCCAATAGCCGAGATAACGTCCGTTTCTCCATCGCCAATACCAAGAGCCATGCCTTCTGCAATCATCTTACCGACTTTGCTTCGGAACAACTTTGACGGCGATTCAATGCCTAGGAAATTCTTCGCGGCTTCGAAAGCATCATTAGCGGCTTCTTTAGCGGCATCGACAATTGCACCAACATTTCCAGTAATACCACTTACGATACCAGAAATAATGTTCTTGCCAAGTCCCCACCAATCAATGTCGCCAAATGCCTTTAACGCGCTTTGTCCGATGCTCTTTAGGGCATTTGGGATCGCCTTTGCCAAGCCTTGCACGCCAATCTTAATTAAGTCGATAATGTCTTTACCGAGCGTGCGCCAATTCAGGGCTTTCAGCCATTCAATACCCTGCTTGCCGATGTTCTTCAAGGCATTTGGCAGGTTCTTCGCAAGGGCTTTCACGCCATTTTCGATAAACTTGATGATGTTCGACCCAAGCTGAACCCAATTTATCGCAAAGATAACGGAAATAATTGCCTGCAAAATCTTCGGAAATTCAGCGATCAGCGTAGGTACTGCCTGCATGATACCCGCCAAAAGTTTGCCAATAAGTTCAATGCCTGCGCCGAGTACTTTAGGCGCATTATCATTAATAATGCCTGCGATATTCGTAACGATAGTCGGTACAGTCTTAATTAGTTCGGGAAGTGAAGCGATCAGACCTTCGCCTATTGCAATAATCATTCCAAGAGCGGCATCCACAAGGTTACCCGCATTTTCCCGAAGATTCGCACTGAACTCCATCAAAGCTTGTAAAGCAACTGGCAACAACTGCGGAATAGCCTGTCCAAGATAAGTACCAAGATTACTCATGATCTGGACAGCGGCATCTACAAGCTTCGGCAGACCCTCTGTTATACCTTGCCATAACGCAGTTATAACTTGTGGTCCGACTGAAACAACATATCCCCACAGCGTCTGCGCTACCTGCGTAATAGCCGTCATAATAGTCGGAGCGTTATCAACAAGACCTTTTGCAACTGCGCCAAGCAATTGCAGGCCTGCATCAACAAAATCAGGCAGTTTGTCTATGATAAGCGTAAGACCTTCAGAAATGAGACCGCCAAGGCTTTTCATCGCCCCAGACAGCCCACCTTCTTTAAATGCGCCTGCAAGTTCAGACAGACCCTTTGTTCCAAACTGAACAAAATCCCGAAGTGACGGCGTAAGTTTATCTGATACAGCAATTTGAGCACCTTCTAATGCAGACTTAAATAAAGTTACATCGCCTTCAAGATTGTCAAGCTGAATCTTTGACATATCTGCCGCCGCGCCTTCGGCATCAAGGATGCTTTCACCGATATCATCCCAATCTTGATTTACAGCGTTCAGTAAGGCTTCGGCAGATGCCATATCACGAGTGTTAAACAGGTCAGAAATAGCCTTGATTTTTTCTTCCTGCGTCAGATTGCCAAGCGCACCGCTTAAATCACCCATGATGTCTTTCAGCGAACGCATATTGCCTTCTGTGTCCCAGATAGCAACGCCAAGATCTTCCATCCACGCCGCGCCATCGTCTGTGGGGTCAGACAATTTAAGGAGCATATTACGCATGTGCGTACCTGCTTCAGATCCTTTTATACCAGCATTTGCCATTGCAGTTAAGGCGATTTCAAGTTCCTGCAAGCCATCCACAGGCTTTTGCGTACCATCGGCAAGAGTAACCATGCCGCCGTTCAATTCCTGTGCTAAACCACCGACAACGAGAAACGCTTCACCTAATTGCTCTACGTTTGTGTTACCTGTAGATGCGGCTTTCGCCATTTCGTCAACCATCTTCGTAGTACGCTCTGCATCAATACCAAAAGCAGTTTGCGCATCAGTAACCATATCCGATGCACGAGCGAGATCCATATTACCTGCCGCCGCAAGAGATAACACATTTGGCAACATATTCATGGACTCCTGCGTGTCATAACCTGCAAGAGCCATATAGTTCAGAGCATCAGCCGCCTGCGTGGCAGAAAACTTTGTTTCGCGTCCAAGGAACTGCGCGAAATCACGAAGGTTCCCTTCGAAATGACCGTATGCTGTATCAACGGAACCAACTTCTTTCTCCATGTCGCCCGTGGTCTTCAGCATAGTCGCTCCAACTTGCGACATACTTTTATCGAAGTCCATACCGGACCTAACAGAAGACGCACCAAATGCGCCTACTGCGGCGGTCGCGCCTGCGATAGCAGTTGCGCCAAGCTTAAATGCTGTGCCGATACCTTTAGATACGCCAGACGTAACACCTTCTACCATGCCGATTTTCTGCTCGTATTGGCTTGTGTCAAGCGTCAAGACTGCCGATAACGTAAATAAATCCACAGCTCAGTCTCCTTTCTCGGATGCTTTGACAAGCTTATTTATAATGCGCTCTTTGATTGCATCAGCATCCGTTTCTATCGGTTTAGGCTTTGCAGAAACTATATCAAAATACCTCTGCTCAAAGCCTGCTAAAGCCTTTAAACCATCAGTAACGTAAATACGGTATGTGCGTTCACGCCGTTGTTCTTCGGCTCGTGCCTGCACATACCGTATGAAAGGCGTTACTCTTTTTCTGTCGCCTCTGTATTCACCGTAACAGAGCCAGAAGAGGCGGATTCCTGATTCCGACCCTGCGATTGAAAAAGCGGTCTGAATAGCGGATCGCTTATAAGCGATATGATTCCTTTAATGATCTCCGGCAAAGTCGGATTGTATTCTTCGACTTTCTTTCCTTCAAGGATTGCCAGAATCTCCATCACAGCATCCTTATGCCCTTTAATCATCGCTTTAGCAAGCCTGCCTACCGTAGTTCCATCATCCCGCATCTTTTCAAGAACAGGATCAGAAAAGATTTCCGAGAGCGGCACGATAATGTCAGCGATAAGATCAAGAGCGTCTTCACCTTTTACCTGTGAAAGTTTCTTCATACAATATTCCTCCTGTTAAGCATTACGGGTTTGTGGTCGTTCCCCCTGTTCCCGGTGCGGGTGTGACCGTTTCCTCTTCTCCCGGCATGGAATAAAACACCATCGGCATCGTGTCCTGATCGTTGATAGACACATGACCTGTGATTTCAAGGGCGAGCTGACCTTTGCCATTCTTTGTGGTCTGCAGGCTGAATCCACCCGTAGACAGGGCGTGCTTCAGTTCGATAGCTACAAGTCCGCCATCAGCCTTGTCACCTACCCACCACAGCGAATCCATGAAGTCAGACTGGCTCAGCGTTCTGCGTGGCGTGATCTTATTACCGTCAATATCCGCCGCGCCGAGTGACAGCTTGATGGCTTCAGGGCTTGTAGCAAGCGCCGTAGTGGACAGCTTGCACTCCCAACCATCCAGATGCTTCAGCTCCATCATGTTATTCGGTACGTTGTCGATATCTTCACCGTAATCCGAATAAGTCGGTACGCAAGTCGGATTTACGCCGCCTGTGGTAGCGCAAATAATGTCTGCATCCGCAGGTGCGGCAGGTGACGCAGGATTAAAGGTTTTAAGCAGGACACCCGCGTCCACCTGCAGATCATCAAAGGTATCCTGCGGAATTACTGTAAATCTTGCCATGATTTAACTCCTTTCGCATTAAGTGGCAGAGAAATACTCTGCCATAAGATTAATGTATATACGCCTGATAGAATCATTTTCATCAGGCATTCTTTGCGCAAAGGGAACGCCCTTTGCCAAGAAAAGATATTCTTTGTTTCCAAGCTGAACAAGCCTGTAAGGATTGATAACACCTGCTATCTGATCAGCTTTTTCAGATGCTTCCTGCCAACTTGTAGACCGATACCAGATATAGCCTGCAAGCGGCGTGACATCCTCAAATCCCGCCGTTACCGCTTCATAGGTAATATAAGGCATTTGCGCATCCGGCGGTACTGTATTCTGATCGTACGCAGGAATACCAAAGGAATTCCAGAACCTGTCCAGACCTTCCCACTTTGTCATGAAGTAAGCTCCCATTCTTCGGCAGATACTTGTCGCATATTCAGCCCTGCAGACTGCGGCGTGTGTTTATCATCACCATCAGATGTTACCCTAAAGATTTTACCATCAGAATTACGCCTAAATACATCATGATACTGCAAGTTAAGGGCTTTAGCAGTTGTTACCGTGTATAACGCCGTCACGCCCTGCTTTTCTGCGAGCCTTGCCTGCATAGAGGAATCCAGAACAATAGCGGCATCAAATGGCACACCTTCCTGCCATTCTGTGCGATACCCACCATAGCCATCGAGCACCGTTGTTTTATTATAAAGCGTGCAACCTTCCATTGCTTCAGATAACAGGCTCATATCTTCCTCCACCTATTCAGCCGTGACTTAAATACGTCTTCCCAACTTACACCCGCAGGATTGCCGCTCCCGCCAGATGCGCCAGATGCCTTTGAGTAAGTATACCCGCCAAATGATTCAGACGTATACGGCGATGCCACAGCATCTGCATACTTATCCATCCACGCAGAAATCTCATCTGCAAGAGAAATGACGGCGGGCGGTACAGCCATTGACCATATCGAACCCTTAAAAGATTCATCCGTAAGAGGATCGTTCTCGTCTCCAAGCTTATGCACGCCGTCATTGAACAAACTCCCTATAATGCGAAAATACTGACCGGACCGCAGGTCTACGTCCTGTATCTGCCCGTCACTTATGGTTATTTCACCATACCATTTCGGCAGGTCACGGTCAAACCAGTTTCGCAATTCCTGACACAGTTCAGTCAGCATTTCCGATCACCTCTTATTCGTATGTAGCTGTAGCAATCCAGAGTGAATCAGGATTATACAGGACAGGCATGAACAGGGAACTTGCCTTCGTCCACAGGACAGCCGGATCATTCTCCGCCCACTGCGTCAGATAGACATACGGCGATACTCCGCTCTGCGATACTTCAAGCAGTCTTTCGACATCCGTTTCAGGCGGATCGCCCCACAGACCCACACCCAGTCTGCCTGCGGTATTCCCTGCGAAGAACGTCACTTTGTCCTGCGGGAAGTATCTCTTTGCGGTAATATTCGGTCTGCCATTCGCACCGATCGTTGCACTTGCGCCATAGGTCAGGTCGTTGGTGATGATGGTAGACAGCCCGAATTCCTCTGCCAGATAGTTGTCAAGGGCAGTTCTGGAAAGCAGAGCACCCTCTGCCAGATTGCCATTGATGACCTTCTGCAGAGTAGCATCCGCACGCATCTTGCCGATGTTCTTTCTGGAAGTGTAAATGCCCGTCAGGATCACACCTGCTTCAAGCGCAGTATCAACGATTTCCTGAAGCTGTTCCGGGATTGTAGCGGCGGCATCATTAGAAAAATCCAAAGTAAGATTCTTATGGTCATTTGCCACGCCATAATCCACCGTCAGATCAAGGTCGTTTTCTTTGATCGTTACCTGTCCGGTCGCAAGCAGTTCATTCTTCGCAACCTTCGTGCGGGTCACGACCTGATCCGCCAGACGCAGACCATCATTAATAACATAGTCATACAGGGCGGAATCATTCTGCACGCCATTACGCAGAAGAGCACGCATACGCTCGGACTGATTGATCTTGACCTTAATCAGACCTTTTTCGATATTGTGGTTATCGATCGGCACACGGAAGGTCGTATTAGCTTCGGTATCAAAGCCGTGGAAGTGTGCCATTACAGGAATCTGATACTGCGCGGCGATGGATTCCCACTCAGCCACGAGGTTATCTGTTTTCTGATCCCCAAAAACCTGATCTGCAGGATCATTCGGTCTGGCAGGATTAAAGTCCATAGACAGCCAATCGGTCTTCGGGATAAATCCCATGATATTATTTTCCCATTTGATAGGCATAGTCATTTATCTCCTTTCATTACGAATTGACCCAATTAGGTCTGGTCACAGTCGGTTCGGTCACAAAAGTAAAACCTTTTGCTTCAAGTGCGGTCTTTGCGGCTTCAGCCAGAGTAGCAGGAAGTCTGTCTTCGTAGACAACGCCCTTAGTTACAAGGGAACCCGGCATAGATCCGCTGGTAACGTCTACGTCTTCATACACGAATCCTTTGTAGTCGGTTACAGCACTCCCGCCTTCTCCTGTGGTTACACTTACAAGTGTTCCCATTGGCACATACTTCGAACCATCAGCGCGGGTTGTCGCCATCGCCTGTGTCATCTGATATGTTTTTCTGACGCATTCTTCGTGAGCGAGGAAATAGCCCGGAGCGTAAATCTTGCTAGAAGTCACATCGTTCTGATTAAAGCTCATTTCGCATCTCCTTTCGGCGGTTCAACGCCATAAAGATTCTGTCGGTATTTCGCCGCAAGCTGTGCGGCGCGGCTTACGGGCGGCGGAGTATTGCCACCACCTTCAGGCGGCGTGGCGGTACTTGCGCCTTTTGCTTCTTCCGTAACGATAAAGTCAGCCCATTCCGTCTCAATGTTCTTTTTAAGATCGTCAGCACCCTTGATGTTTCCGTCTTTGTCAAGTTCGATCTTGTCGATATCCGATACTCGCAGAACGGAATCAATGCGCTTTTCGGAGACTTTAGCGTCCTTCAGAAGCTTTCTGTAAGCTTCTGTCTTTTGTACTTTCACGCTTTTGGCATCCACATCAGCCTTGTAATCATCATACTCTTTTTTGAGCGCATCATACTTATCCTTGTAGTCATCCACAGGCTGTGCTTTCAGATCATCCAACTCCTTCTGGACATCCGGCAGTTTTTCTGCATCAGTCTTGTACTTATCCCTCTCTTCTTTGAGGGCATTTACAGTTGTCGTGTGCGCTTCGATGATTTCATCTACCTTATCCGCTTCAATCCCCAGAGCGGCAAGGAACTTTCTTGTTAAAGCGATAAGTCATCACTCCTTCCATTTGTGTTTTCACAATATTTCCATTCATAACCGCCTGCAGTTTTTGCCCATCCACACAGTACATTGTTTATGCTCGTTCGACCTATTCCAGTCATTTTACTTGCAACAGCAATGCTTTTATATTTTGCGATTAACTCGCCATCGTAATATTGAGCTACGCTTTTAGCCTTGCTGTATTCTATGTTGTACTGATGAGTGCACCATTCAAGATTGCTTGCCTTGCAGTTTAATGGATTTTCATCTTTGTGATTTACTTCCGGCAGATTGTCGGGATTCGGAATGAATGCTTCCGCTACAAGCCTATGAACTGAATAAGCCTTTGACTTTCCATCTTTTGAAAGCGTAACGGCAGGATAAAGCAAACCGCCTTTCCCTCTTAAGTGATGTTTTACCTGCTTTTCAATTCTGTTTATGACGATTTCCCCATAAGCATTTCTGCCTATGACTTGTTTTGGCAAAGCGATGACTTCGCCTTCATCGCTAATAAGATACAATCCTTCGTATCCTGCGATTTCTCGCCATTCAGCCATTTGCGTAAACCTCCTGTTCTTTGAGAGCCTTTCTTTGCTCTCCAGAGCCTTTGCTTTATGTTAGCACAAAAAAATGTCAATTGCAAGCATACCTTGCAAAAATACAGGATACGGGATATAATGGACTTGCCCCTTTACACCCCATACTGTATTCCTCCCGGAGAGCCGCTTTGTTCACCTTAAAAAAGTGTCAAGGCGGCTCTTTGTGTAGGATAGTGAAGGATGTGTAGCAAAAACATACATTTTCATAAACTCTCCTATATAGCTTTTATTTTCTAAACGCTTTTTACTACTATTTAGCCTACACTATTACACTACAGTAAAAAAGTATAAAAAAAATAAGTATATATAAGTTAATATATGTATAAAAATGTCAATAGATTTTTTAATGTAAAAATAGTGTAGGATCGAAAAAATTTGATACACTTTATCCTACACTTCCTACACTTTTTCCTACACTTTTTCGGGTTAAGTTTTCAGATAATTTCAAAAAATAAGACTGCCGGAACAGTCCGACAGTCTGACGGTATTTATAGTTAAATTTCGATCATAAAATTATGCTATGCTTTACCGCTTAAATATTTCTTGATTATCTCTTTGTAAACCTCTTGATTTTGCGTCAAGGCAGGGCGCATATATGGACCTTTCCAATGTTTCATCTTACTCGTCCCGAATTCCTGATAGATAGCGTAGCTTACGGCAGTACCGATAACCAACGTGCTTTCATCGGGAACTCTGTAAGTAAAACTGTTTTTTAGCCTGCCTGTATCAACAGGTGCTCTTAACTGAATATCGCCCACAGCCTGTACGCCTACGGCAGTTAATGCAACCTTCTTTGCTTTGGCAAGTGCCGCAAGCAGTTCTTTTGCCCTGTTTTCTGTCATGATAATATTGAGTGCCATAGTTCATCTCCTATATGTAGACGCATGCATTTTCTTCATGCGGTCTTCTATTTGAAGCGGTTTTTCGATATCCTGTGACTTCATTTTGCCTTCCCGCCATTCATCATAGTTCTTGTAATTAAAATGATCCGTATTCCTAATGCTTAAATCCTTGAAATCACGAGCAAAGCCTTTTACTGTTCCAGCCATACTGCAACGGCAGTTCCAATAGTTATCAGCATCTTCTGCGTTAGTATCTCCGGGAAACATAATTTCTCCAAGACTGTTTACAAAAGGTTCATCCAAAGGAACGGTCTGCCCATCAAGTTCTCTGTGAGCTTTACGGGTGCGGTCATCCATCGTGGCAAACCATTGCTTTTCAACCTTTACGCCGATTTCCTGTGCGTAATGCAGGGCATCAAGCCGTCCGGCATTTTCCGCGCCATTGATTGCGGTTCTTGCATACCTGATAGCGGATTTCATATTCTTTACGGCAAGCGTAGAAGATATACGTCTTGCGGCATCTGGAATGCTCTCGCCCTGCAAAACGCTCTGCATAGTCACACTCTGTATCTGTCCTGCCTGCCATCTGATAGCTTTGCCCTCTGCAATATTTTTCAGCATCCTTTCCCCGGGCGGCGGCAGAATCTTTGGATTGTCACGAAATATCCTCTCCACAGCTTCAGCATTATACAAGCTGAAGGACGTATTCATGCCGAGATCCTTTTCAATCGAATAAGCAGTCCAATTATGCCCGATAGCGTACACCTCTGGTCTGTAACCATTCGATATGTTTTTAGCGATTTCGTTTGTATTAACCAAATCTCTTGCAATGACATCCCGCATATCTTCCCATCGCTTTCCTGTAGCCATCTGATCCGCTCGCCATTTGATGTATTCAGAATGCGTTATCTTGCCTTCAAGCAACTGTCTGCGTCTGGCTTTGTCTTTTTTGGCGAACAACCGCCAATGTTCTGCAAGGCGTTCTTCTATCTGCTTTTCGGCAAGGGTATATTCTTTTCTGATGCGCTTTTCAAGCCTTTTCAGGGCTTGATCCGTCAGCCTAGTACCGCCATCCATTAAGACATCCCCTTCCGATAATCAGGATTGCTAATCAGTTTCTTTAATTCGTTCTGATAGTTTTCTTTAGCTTCATTAACTATGGTTTCCCGCCGTTCTTTATGGTCAGCACGAAGGTTTTTTATTTCCTGACGCAGTTTGTCTTTCTCGGCTTTTTGTTTCACGCGGTCAGCTTTCATGGCTTCGCGGACACCCTTAATTTCCGTGCGGATGCCCTTTATCTTATCACGAACGCCCTTAATGCTGTCCTGCGATGTAGAAATTTCTTTCTGGATGCCGTCTATCTGATCGGCAAGTTTCTGACGCTCCTCTTTAGCTTGATCCCTCGGCAAATGCTTTATCTGGTCTCGAAGCTTTGCGATATTATCCCGCTTTAGCTGAATCTGATCCCGAATACGCTGAATATTTTCCTGTTCCTGCGCTATCTGTTCCTGCTTTTGCTGAATCTGCTGTTTTTTGGTGTTATCCACAACCTGTTTTATCAGATTGCGTATTTTTTCGATTTCGGCATCCATTCGGCTTTTTTCTTCAGAGATAGCCTCTTTCTTTTCGGCATTTATCTTGTCCTTGATTTCCATAGCTTTGATTTTGCCCTCTGTGTTCAGGCTTGCTGTGGAATTCATATTGACGTTTCTGGAATCCATGCGGATGCTGTCAAGCGTGGCATAATATTCTTCGTTGCTCTGTTCTGTAGCTTTCTGCTTCAGGGCTTTAGCCTTTTCTCTGATAGCCTTAATCTGCGCCTGTATTTTGGAGCGCAGACGCTTTCGGGTAGCCTTATCCATATTAGACAGTTTTTCCCGCAATGCCTTTATTTTAGAATCACGTTCTGCTGTGATATTGGCGTGTTGACGTTTTCTGTTAGCAGTCGCGGAATCCTTAGCCCTCATAGCGGCGGCTTTACCCTTCGTGGTTAGTCCTGCGGTACTGCCACGGTTTTCAACATTGCGACTTCCGCGTCTGCCTATCTTCCTGCCTTTTTTGGCGTAATTCTCATAATACCACTTATCATAATCGACATTCTTATTCGCCATCGTCCTCGTCCTCATCTTCGTCTAACAGGGCAAGCAGTTCATCAAGCTGTGCATTGATATCGTCTTCCTCGCCGTCATCAGATTCGAAATCAGCATCCGCATCTTCTTCACCGCCGACACCCAGAGACTGCATCTCATCAGCCTGCATCTGCTGAAGGACTTCCTCTGCTTTATCACCATCGCCAAGCAGTTCAAGGACTTTGGTTGTGACGTATTCCTCTGACAGATAGACCGCCGCCTGCACGAGCGTCTGGATGCCTTCCTGCGTATTAACGATCATTGAGCGAGTAAAAGAAGGATCATCTTCAATTCCTGCAAGCTTAAGGAGTGCCTGCAAGAATTCAATGACTTGATACTCGTACAAATCAGCTTTCGAATTTAACGGCTCGTAAGCGGCTTTAATCTGCGTAGCCGTTACTGCGCCGTCTGCAATACTCTTGATATCCAGAGCCATAAAGTCCTCATAAATATCAGAACGCAGACGGTCAAGTAAGGCTTCTCTGCTACTGTACGGAACTTCAAGCGTGTGGGCTTCAGCCCTTGCGCCATCATCATCCACAACAGCGGCTTTTACCGTCTTCATGTGCTCGACAAACTTGACAAGATCAACATCATCCATGCCGCCTGCATTGCTGATAGTCCAATAAATCAAAGACGCATCATCAAGATCGTTTGCAAAGCCAGACTTAATCAGATCGTATGCATCAATGGATTCCTGTATTCCCACAAGCTCGCTCTGACGGTGCATATTCGCCCACAGCGGGATTATGGGGAACGAAGGATAATTTATACCATCATAGATTTCAACGCCGTCTACGGGCGTGCTACGCAGTTTCAGGACGTATTTACGCTTCTGGTTAAGTACCTCTGCGCCCTCTGCGCGCCAAATGTATTCGGTATAGCCGTCAAGTTCGTAAAGCGTAGCCCGTAACGGCTTCAGCGGGTCGATCTGCCAAAAACGGATGCCTGCCTTTAATGCACCATCTTCCTCGTCATAAAGCGGAGCAAATTCTTTAAGTCGGAATACTTCAAGATGGTCGTAATTCCAAAACCCAAAAGCTACACCATCGACAATGGCATAATGACCGAGTTCCTGCAGACGTAAATCAAAATCGTTGCCAAGCTTATCTGCGGTATCGTCATTATTCCACGAAACGCCGTTACCAAGCAGGAACTGATTCTGCTGAATAACAAACCGCTGAAAGAATGCCGAGCACAGCTTGTAATTTGCAGAGTAATTATCCGGCACGGCTTGCCCCTGTATTGTGTAGAGCAGTTTGCGATATTCCATGATGGTCTTGTTCTGCCTGCGGTCATACAGGTCAGCCGTTTCCGCCATTTTATAAGCATCGGAATTCTTATGCGTAGCAATGCAGGAACAGATAAAGTCAATACGTTTGTTATCGTCAATCCCAACGTTCTGCAAGTCTTGATAAGTTATCATTTCCGTGTCCTTTCTTCATGTTTTTGCGATAGAACAATCTTGCCAAACAAGCGGCAGAATCTGGTGCGTCATCATGAGCGGCATCTTCAGTATAATCCGTTATCTGCTCTATATATTCAGGATCAGTACCATCAACGAATACAACCTCTGGCCATATTGCTTTTAACCATGTTACAATTTTAATGTGTTTGTTTGTGCTCTCATCATATGATACAGTCTTTATTCCTGCGGCTTTTAAGTCTCTTGCTACCATACCTTTATCGGCATTTTTTTCAACATACATTTTACCACACATAAAAGAATTATAGAAGCTTAATATGTATGGATAACAATCTTCCACATGTTTACGCCAACATTTTCCAAACAGATAATATTTTCCGTCATGATAAGACATGATTGAAAAAGCAGTATAGTCTTCGCCGTAAAATGCGCTATCCAAATGTGCAACGCCATATAGCACATTATTTTGATTTGCCCCTATTTCGGGATCAGTAAATATTACATCTTCTGCGGCAATATGCCTTAACTCATAATTAGCGGCAAACAAGCTAGGCGACATATGAAGCTTGATATCATCTATTTGTTCGCTTGTCATCAACCCCGTAGAATAGCAATCATATTGATCCGGGTTTGGCATCAATGTAAAGCAATCTTCCTTATGCCAAGGCGTACCTGTGTTTATGAATCTTCCACCACGATTCTTGATGTTCTGAAGTTCCATGTAGGCAAGTTTTGTGTGCTCTCGCTCTGCGGCAGATATTCTGTCGTTCACGTTAACAATATCATCCGTCACTATAATATCGGCATGTTTACCTGTAATGGACGTTCCAATTCCGAGACCGACTACCTGCGAAGACCCTCTTGTTGTCGTTGATAAATTCGTCTGTATTTCCGAGCTTGAAAGCTTAACGAATGACATTCTTTTATCATACAAAACCTCCGCTATTTTCTGCATACATCCTGATTGCATAATCTTTGCTGTTTGGCGTACAACTTCCGTAACATCATTGGTTGTCTTTCTAAAAAAAATAACAGGTTCATTCGGCATGATTACAGCATGAATCGCTAAAAACAAAGATAAGGTAGTTGTCTTGTAACTACCTCTATGAGCCTGCAATGTCTGATCTTCTTTTTTGTATAAAAAATCTTTCAACCATTTGTTATGCAATTCTGTTAAATCATTAAATCCAACCCAATGCCCAATTTCAACAGGATTATACCATAGTAAATCTAATACATCCTGCTTACTCATTAAGTCCATCATAAAATTCCTTTGTGCTTAAATTGTCACTTACTACTTTTTCAGAAACGACATCAGTAAATCCCATTGCTAGAATTACAGCCAATTCCATGTCAAACACGCAAGGCTCTTTTATGTCTGTTGATGTAACAAAATCTCCTGCCGTATAACACGTTACTTCGCCATTTAAGGCGTATTTTGGCTCATCAAAGGTAATATTAGGGTGATATGCTTTTACTCGCCCTATGGTCACTTTAGAGCCCTTAGAGAGCATATTACTGCCTGCGTACCCAATATTATATATTTTTTCATTTCTATCCACATTTTGCAAAGACTTTATGACATTAAGTGCGCCTACACCTGTCACAATTACTTCGCCTTTCAGGCTGTCATCAATCAATTTTTTTTCATACTCCGATGCTATTACTATTTTCATTCTCTTGTTCTTGTTCTTTCTTTTTGCTTTCAAAATATTTTTCCATTTCTTTAATCGAACTATCACTCAACTGCATATCTTCTATTGTTGTAACAACTCTGTTTTTCCAATTTTCCGGTGTTCGATTGTTTAAGTAATAAGCTATAGCGGTAATAGACGGTCTTGCATATTTTTTTGTGGTTCGCTTCTCCACTCTTTCAAGTGTCGAAACTTGACCTGTTTTTTTATCAATAATGGCAGTCGTTACAGTCGTAGTTTCTTCATATTCATACCCTGTGCATTCTTTAAGCAGGCTGTCCTCAACTTTACTGTCCATTATTTTCTCGCCTGCTTTTAAAGCGTCCGAAAAGTCTGAATATTTGTTTTGATACTCAAACAAGGTAGCCCTGCTTATGCCTAGCTTTTTAGCTATTTCATCAAGTGGCGCACCATTGGCACGCCACCCTTTTACAAGACTTAAAACTTTTTCAAGCTCTCCATCTTTTTTCCAACCGTTATAAAAACTCTTCAAAATTACTCCTCGCCAAGATATGCTTTAGCCATCAGTTCAATAGACTTCCAAGCATTCTTTTTTGTTATTTTTCCTCCGCTCAGCATTTTGTCAACAGCTTTTTTGATTACTTTAGCGCTTCCAACGGGAACCATTTCCCGCCCAATAATACTTTCTATTGATATCCAACTGCTGTCTCGCAAATTTTCTTCCCAAGCTTCAGATAACTGCATCTTGTTTGCCTCAAAAATTTTCAGCACAAGATCAAGAGCCGTTGCCACGTTCTTTACACCATAAGCTTCGGACACTTTTTCTTGTGCGTCAAGCCATCTATCATATTCACTCATACTAGCCAACCATGTCTTATCTGCAAATTCTGACGCGGATATGGCATCATCAATCACCTTTTCTGCGTCTTTAAGTTCATCCGGCAAAAATGTAATGGCAAGCGTCTGAAACGACAAATTCGCTTCACTAAACGCTTTTGTGCTGACCTTTGACAGCAATTCAAGCGTTTTGTCGTCCAAACCAGAATATTCTTTCCAATCGATATCATCTATTGATTCATAAAGCTGTTTAAGCACATACGGATCATCCTCGCCAACTATCGAATTATGCGAAAGCTGAATACCTGTTTTCTGTGCTTTCGTAAGTTCATCATCCGTAACCATTACTTGAATTTTTTCTATGCCTGCCGACATAGCCGCTTTAACTCTATGATTGCCAGATAAGACAAGGTATTTCCCATCTTCCAGACAGGCAAACGGAACGGATGTAAGCCCACCATCTTTTTTCACATTATCTACAAGACGCATGAATTCCTCGTGCCGCATGAATCTGGCGTTTACATCAAGCAACTTCAATTCTTTCGGATCGATCTCTATAATTCTGGTTTTCATATTACATATTCTCCTTCTTTCCTGTTTTCTGCGAGTGTTTCTTTTTCCACATCGCCAAGCCTTCTTTCAGCGTCCATTCTCCCATCTTCGCTCCATAATTGATCTCATATTTTTGAGCATAATACGCATTGCTCGGATCAACATTCTTTGCCTTTTCCGGGCTTAACGGATCATGCTCTTTTCTGTTAAGCACTTTAAACAGCCCGCGGTATTTCATTGAACTGGGATTCTTGCTGAATGCAGTTGTCACCAACGCTTTCACACGCCGTCTGGTTACCTTCTCTGCAATCATCTTGCTTTCTTTACTTAACGCCGCATAAAGAACAAGTTTGGCAAGTCGATCATAGTCTACTGGTTCTACAGGAAAATCACTCAACAAATACATTGTAGGAGTATCAATATGCGTGCTCCAATCAGCCAAAGTTGGTCCGGCAGAAAAAGCGTACACGCCTACAAGCTTGTCATCAACAAACACGCCTATAGCAAGTGTAGCCGATCCCGGCTTTATATTTATATTCATGTATTCGCTTCTCAACGTTTGAAAAGCC